TTAGAACTAAAACCTTATACATACCGTCTGACAAAGTGCCGTCTGTAGTTGTTAGAGTGTGCGTCGTACCAGAAAGAGTTATGGTGCCGACCCCCGTAAGAACGCGGTCTACAATTTGTAAGTTAAGGTTAGTTGTGTCACCCCACGCGCCCGACTGCTCACCTGTTGCGATAAGCTCTATGCCGTTTGCTGTTGTATATGTACTTGGCATGTTTTTCTCCTACGCCGCTATTTCCGTCCATCCCGGTGATTGAGAGGGTTCTACTTCGTCCCATCCCGGGGTTTGTGACGGTGCGATACCATTCCAGTTCGAGTTTTGATTTGGATCAACTTGGCTCCAAACAAAAACTTCGCCTAGCTCGGCTGTAGCAGATACCCCCGTCACAGAGGTATTCGCTTCGGCAATTACTGTTACAGTACCAACATTTCCGGTACTTTCCAACCCTGTTACTGGAACAATGACTCGAATGCCGACTTCGACGTCACCTTCTGCGCCTGTCGCGGCAACTCCAGTAGGCTGTACAAGGGCGTTTGAACTAACGGATACAGTGCCTAATGCACTTGTTGCAGAAAGCCCTGTTGGTAAAACCAGAGCGTCCGCTTCAACAGTAACCGTTCCTATTGATCCTGTAGCAGATATACCCGTGGCAGGTACGACTGCTTCCGCTACAATTTCTACAGTGCCTGTCGATCCGGTTGACGTAACGCCCGTAACATCAACATCGGCGTTAGCCGAGACCACCACCGAACCAACAGAGGTGGTTCCTTCTAATCCTGTAAGGGGAACATTAGCATCTGCTACAACAGTAGTGGAGCCAATTTGTCCCGTGCCTGCAACAGTTGTCGGTAAAACAACCGCGTCAGCCGTTACTGCAACAGACCCTACTGATCCTGTAGCAGTTTCACCCGTGACAGCAACATTAGCCTCTGCCACAACAACGACAGAGCCAACTCCACCTGTCGCCGCAATTCCCGTTACAGGTATATTGGCTTCAGCCGAAACAACAACGGAGCCGACCGCACCAGTAGCGGCCTCCCCCGTAACAACAACCGGGATAGCTGAGTCCCAAGGACCTTGAGACCATGTACCTCTTCCCCATCCGGTTATTGCGACCATAAGGAGTTACCTCTTAGGCGATACGGATAATGGCGTTGCTCGCGTCCGCTGTTGGAAACTGTATAGTAAAGTCGCCGTTAGTGGATGTTTTGTCAGCACCAAAGTCCAATATTGCAACCGCATCAGTTGTTCCTGATCCGCCGCCTGTTTGAGTATTGTAGATCATTGCGCCACGCGCTGTGATTGTCGATGAAGAGAAAGTCAAATCATTGAAATCAGTAAGCGCCGTTGTACCCGAGCTTGTCGGAGTAACGTTTGTTAACGCACCACCGCCAGCGGTATAACCCGTGCCAGATGCTTCGTTAGTGGTAGAATAATCTGTTGTTGCAGCACTAAGTGTTGCGCTACTTGTAAACAGAGCAAGCTTCATTGCATCTGCTCCGTTTGTAAAATCGTGCTTTCCTTCAAGTAATTCTTTCTTGAAAGACGTACACATTGCTTGTGTGATCGCCATTTTAAAGTCTCCTTATTGCGTCGGCCAGTTCAGGGTGCCCTGCGTCTCGTAGGGCATTATACACAGTTGTTCTGTCGCTACGAATAGCTTCTCGCATGTAAAACGCAACGACTTTCTCCATGTGTCTTTGAAACGCTTTGGCTTGATCACGTATAACGGGATGAGTTCCGTCAGACACGCTAATCAGCTTTTCAACACAGCGTTCCGCAACTTCGTCCGGAGAGAAACCCCTGTTTTCAGTGGTTTTTACCACTAAAACCGGGTCTTCCGGGATATTTATGTCTATTTTAAACATTATTGCTTCTCTCTTATTACTCTACCAACGCGATATTCTTGCGTGGTTTCTTTGGCTTCGCCTAACATTTTAAGCCCCATCAAGGATTCTTGAAAACGTTTGTCATAAACGGCCATAATGTCTTGTTCACCCTTCATAAATAAGTATGCTTCTATCAAACTACCGTATAATAGTGCTAATTCTCCGTTTGTACTGAGCCAAGTAGTGCCACTACCCGCACCGGCTGTTAAACTGGTCGGTCTATACAAATAATGAAGCTCTACCGTCAAATTAGACGGCGGTGTTGGGGCAACAATGAAGTTATCCACGTCAAACTGCGCGTAATACTGAGGAGACCCTGTTGTAGCCGCATTTGGGTTGTAACTTTGAACAAAACTAACATCTTTGAACTCCACAAAGACCTTATTACTGCTTCCGTCCGTAAAACTTAGAGAAAAAGGAGCTAAGAAGTCGCTGGGACAGTTTAGATACGGATTATTTGCAGTCAAATTTGCTGTTTGGTTTCTACGAAACAGGTCTAACTGTATATTTTTTAGTATTCGCTCTTCAGAAGCTCTGATAAATACAGGGAGATTGTTCACAAAAGTTGTTTCTGTATTCTCTGTATAATCCTGTATGGCTTGTTTAAGCTGATCGTATGTAAAACTCATGTGATTACCACCGTGACATAGCCGAGTTGTCCAAAAGCAGACACTGGCCGGTTATTTGGTTGCAGTACAGTAGGCATACCCACTGTGACGACTGAAGGTTCTACACGATCAGGACGAGCGTTTTGTAGCGCCTCCGGGTCTACGACCTTTCTAAAAGGGCCTAATTGAGGATGTTTAGTTTCAAACTCATCTTTTCCAACAAGAAGTCCGTTCCATTCTTTACGCATATCTTTATATCGGTATCGAAATCCCGATCTGTCTGATATGGCGTATGAATTTTTACCGGATGCGAACTTAGACATTAACCCACCCTATAATATTCATATTTAGGAACAACGTTGAAAGAAGAACGATCTCGATCTTCCGTCGCCGCCCTGTCAAACTCTTCTTCATAAACCGCTTTTAACATTTGAACGCGGTTTGGAGCGCGTTTTAAAGCAATATAATAAGCAAGCCCCGCCGCTAAACAAGGGTAAAACCTAAAGGGCATATCCACAGTGTTTGTGTATACATCCGCATCATCCATGCGTGTTAAAGCGTCATAATAAACAACGTCTGTGCTATTATCAGGCACCGGCCATAGATTTAAAACGGGTGTGACTTGTCGATCTAAGAAGAACTGGTTTACACGCCCTTGAGTTGTTTTGTTTGGAATACTTAAAAACCCATCACGGCTCAAACGCTCCAGAGAGTAATCTGTCCCGTTGCGTCTTACCACAACAGAAAGCACGTCGATAACGTCTGCACCTAAGTTATAGTTTCCATCCGCCGCAACCATTGTTACAGTGCGTTGCTTTATAGTCCATTGATTAAGCCCACGGTTAGCCCAATCTGCAAGCAACAGATTGAGAGACCGCTTCGCAGTCTTGAGGTCGTAACCAGTGCGAACTTCAAGTCCACAACGCTCAAACGCCTCCTCGACGTACTCAGCAACGTCTAATTCAAAATCTTTGCTTCCAGATACTGCCATTTTACTTCTTCTTTACAGCGCCACCACGGCGCATCTTTTTAACCATGCCGCCACTTCGCATCTTTTTAACCATGCCTCCGCTACGCATTTTTTTAACCATGCCGCCTTTGCGCATTTTCTTTACTTTACGAGGTTTCATCGCCATTTTTTAATCTCCTGTAAAATTTTTTACGTTTTTCATAGATTTCCAGAGCATTATACTCAGGATCATAGATACCATAATAACCCTTTTTGTCCAACTTGTCTGCCGATTCCTGCAATTTAGACAATCTTTGAACAAATATCATTGCATAAGGCGTGTCCGTCTCTGCTTCAAACTCGGCCTCTTCCACAAATTCGTTTTGTTCATCATCTGGATGAAAGCCCATTAACCAGATGTCTTTGTCGATAAACGCCCCAGTAGAAATAAACTCGTTTAAGTCATCTAAATACTCGTGAAAAGCTTCGGGGTCTTTATCATTAGACAAGTCCGCTAATATAGCTAGTTCAAACTTATCGTCAAATTGAGATATACAAGAATACAGGCTTTGGTAGTTTTCTTCGTGTTTAAACAAAATAGCTACCTTATCTTCCGCCCACGCTTGTCGGGCATAAGGACAAGGAGGAACTCCGTTAAAGTGAGGGCTAGGTATTTCTAGCACCTCCTTAGACCAACGCCTGATTTCTTTTTGAATTTTATTTTCTAAGGATGCCATCATGATTGCGTTACCGACCCCTTTGTTCTTTTGCGTCTTTCACTCATAATTGCACCGCAACCACGAGCAACGGCTGTTCCGGGTACAGATTTTCCGTTAAATTTTCGTTTAGGCTTAGTTACTTCTCCACCAAACCTCATTTTTCTTACCGTCGCCGCCTTTGTATTGGAAACAACCTGCTTGCCTTTAGCACCTTCGCGTTTCTTTTTGCGAGCGGTCGAAGCCCGTTCAGATTTGCTAAGACTTTCTGCTTTAGATCGAGGTAAACACCGGTCTGGGTTCTTCTTGTTCTTAGACGTGCCACACTTGCCCGCAATATTGCCTTGGCTGTCAATTCTGACCCAATCTTGATTTACCCAGTCCTTCAGCTTTCCCATTATGACTTTTTACCCTTACTTTTTTTGGCGTAGTTAGGGTCTTTACAGTATTTAGATGCCGCCATATTCGCATAAGCACTTGGATACGTGTCAAAAGTACGTTCCGCCCAAGCTTTTCCTTTGGGACAAATCTTACTCCCTTTACTTTTTGGAGAAGATTTCTTTGATTTACGCGAATAAGACATAGTTCTACCCCATTAACTTTCCTACAAAAGGTGCAATTAAAATTAAAACAGCTAAACCCCAAA